AACAGATTTCGCCGCATCATTGACACGACCGGCATCTTGATGACAGCATTCCGATACAACGGGATGGTCACCGAGGGTACGTGCCTAGCAATTGCGTCCTCAGTAGTGGGAGCCGTGGCCGGCTCAAAGTCAGGGGCGACGGTGGCTATGCCGGTGGTAGTGGTGGGCGACAAGCCTTCCAAGTATACGGTGCACGAATGCACACGATAATCGTCGAAGGCCTTGCCCAGCGCATCGAGCAACGTCATGCCGGACTGGCCGGGATTGAACCGCTTTGTTACCACCGCCGCAGTTGCCAGGGGTGATTGAGTGGTCCAATACTCTTTTTGACGTGTTCGCAACATACCATTTGCATAGCGCATAACGCCTGCCAATCCAACGGCATTTGTTATACTTTCGCCCATTGGGCCGGGGATGACGGGGCGCCGGCTGCGCGCCACCTGAGCCACCTGCCGGCCCACCGTGGTCCTTCTTGTCTTCTTCTTCACTTTCATCACAGTCTCGATTGGGGATCTTGACACCCACCCGGACGACATCATATGTTGCAAACGCGGTTCGCCGCTGCAGCACCGGTCGTTGCTTATAAATTGCGTGGTAGTAGCGTTGTGACTCAACACTAATATCCCACGCAAGGGCAAGCTCAACGGCGAGGTTTCCAGTGTATTGCTGCACCTCGCGCTTGACCGTCATAGCAAGATCAACCTTATACTGCATAGCGGCACTCACCGGCGCCCGAGATCGTCTTCCGGAGCGCATGAGGTAAGCCGCAGCATCACTGACGACTGGTATACCCGGGTAGGTCATAAGGGTACACTCACCAACCTGGTGGTAATACTCTGGTCTCGCGCCTCCAGCACGGCAACAAGACAACTTTCCTAGCAACCTCCTCGGATCCATCAACATCAAGCAGCCCTGGTCCGTTATGATGGGCCGACAGCCGCACAATGTGACACGATGGAAGTCGCTAACAATCGACTCAATCCTCAACTCCTGTCCGAATTCCAAGAAGATCTTAGGCAGTTCTACCTGCACAACAGGCACGTGCTTGGCTTCAACAAACAGGGCACAGTCATCGCCATCGTCAAAGACACGATAATCCGCACACGGTATGCGCATGCGTTTAAATGCCACCTGCAAGAACAAAATCATCAACACGCAATTACCCAACGCTGTATTCATATCACCGCTCATACGTTTCCCATCCGCTCGATAACGGAGGATCTGGCCGGTTTTATCAACAGCGATGACCCGATTTTGCGTCTGCCAATGTATAATATTGGCAAACCACGGGTCCTTAATGGCTAGCGTGTAGACCAAGTGCTCAACAGATAGAGTGTCAGCATTGACATGGGCATCAAACCGTGAACAGTCCAGCGCCATTTGGACGGGCTCAACCAGCTCCGTCCAATACCGTTGCACCCAATAGCCACGCTGCAAGGGAGTGCATCCCTTGGCTATCAATCGACCGCGAGGCAAGAACTTTCCGTCACCACGTAGATTGTACACAGAGTGCTCGATGCCCTTAAGATAACCAGCTATGGCCGTACTATATCGCGCCGACCTGAACTGTATCATCCGTGGGTCCTTGGACCCATCCTGCACCTTCTCACTCTTCACAAACGCAGTGACGTAATTGTCACGTGGGCGCAGCGGACACGTCCGCAACGAAGCCGCAGCTCGCTCATAACGCAGCTTCTTAAGACCACTGTAGTTTCTGGTCCACTCCTCAACGGGTTGGTAACCGACATATCTGATCTTATATGCTAACCGGCGCGCCGCTGCACGCAACTGCTGCAGCGCCATCGGTGTACACTCAGTGTTAATAGCTTGAACGCGATTAACACTGGCCAACAACAAATTCGCAAAACAAGACTCCTGCAAATAATAAGTGTGCCTAGGTTCGAGAGCAAGGTCGTGATACTGAGTGTGGCGACAAACCACAATCCTTGCATCACCACTGCTCAATCGACACCCATTACGAGCGGCACACACAGCACTCTCTTGACAGCATCAACTGCTACGGTCGGGCCAGAATCCCAGGTATGCCAAGCACCCCTGGGACCATCTGGTCCAGCCACCCTGGCGCATCCTCTGCGTCTGCAGTTGGGTTATCACATCAACAGGCATGTTGATGCGATTCATGGCCAACTGCTCGTCTCGGCTCACATGGAAGTAGGCCATGTGGACCATGGGGTGCCAGAGCACAACCTGCTCTGGAGTTGCCCCACCTTCGACGAGCTTGGCCACCACCTTGGCACGGGTCAGCTCATACCCCTTCTGCGTTCGCTCCAATCCGTAGCACTCGGCCTGTGTTAAATTAAACACACGGGGCTCAATTGCAGGCTGTGCCACAGCCCCAACCAATTCAGCCTCTACCGAGTACCGGAGAGCGACCGTACGCTGGTCAAACATGGTAGCAATCATGTTGCCAGCGAGGTAGACCGCCCCAGCCTTAACCGCCAGACGGCACGCCGCCAACACGGACTCCTGCTCAAACGCCTTCACAAAGTAGTAAGCAGTAGGTATCATAACCAGTGACCGCAAATACCCTGGGGGTAGGGCATCGTTCAACACTGTCCGCCAGAAGGTCGCCATAACGACACCGAAGCGCCGGTCAAATGTTTC